AGTAACTATATCACCTCTATATGTATATGCTTTATTTGCAATATATAATTCACTATTCTTAATAAAGTATTCTGCCCAATGACTGTAATCTCTTAAGAACAACATGTCTGCATCTAAACAAATAGTAGCATCCCATGGTGTAAGTTCGTCCATATAAGATCTGCCGTCCCAGTGTACAGCACCATCCCATTCTATTATTTCATCAAATACCCAAGTTGAAGTATAACTTTCTACTTTTGTTTTATCATTTATAACTAATGCTACTTTATCAAAACCTTCTTTCTGTGTGTTCTTGATACTTAATGCAAGGGTATATGCTAATTTAGTATAGTTAGATGTATCAGTATCATTAACAATAATTAAATATCCAAACGTCATTGTGCCAACTCCATAAGGTTATCATAGTTTCTCATAATGCTAAACTTATTCATTACATGCACATCTTTATTGCACACACTAGTAGCGACATAATTGTCACTGTTAATTTGTGCAATTAAAAATTTTAATCTTTCGTTAGAAACATCAACTAAAATATCTTTGTCTGCTGTTGAAAAAATATCAGGTAAGTTAGGTTCGTCTATATTTTGATAGCCATTCATTATGTGTTTTGCAATACTAAATGCAATATCGTTTCTAAAAACAATTGGATTAAATCTATAGATATCGCTGTACATTTTATATTTTTCTTTTACATGTGCAACTAAGTCAAAAAATATTTTAGTAGTTTCATTTTTTGTAAACATTACAGTTGTTGCCCATAACATATCTATACTTGTTTCTGAGATATGTGTATCAAGATATCCTATTCTTTCGACACCTTGTATATCATTATACTTAGGACTTATTAATAAATCTTCGTCTACATCCCAATAGTTAGATAATGTATCTGTCAAAGTAAGGTAGTCACTATCTATCATCAACGTTCTATCGTAAGGTGTAAGATCCCAAACACTACCTCTATTACCGTTATTGAAAGGAGCATGCACTTTATATTTTCCATCATTGTAATTTTTTACATTATTTGTATCGTCTGGTCTTTCTGTTATAATAATATTATCGAATGTTTCAGTTATTGTTTTTTCAATATTAGACTCTTTCATCCAATCAATTGTAGATGGATCAGTAACTAGTGATACAGGAACTTGTAAATTCTTATTTGCTAATTTTGCCGCAAGTATGCTCATGCGGATATAATCAATCTGCCGATTATTGTGAGCAAATATTATTACACCTTTGCTCATTAAACTTCCAATATTGTTTCTACAGATCTTGCCTTTTTAATTTTTTGGTATTCTTCCAAATATGCAAAGGTTGCTGAAAAGTACCTATCAAATATTTCATCTCTAAATTTTGTTAAATCTTCAATTAATATCGGGTTGTCGTTCTTATCAAGTAGAACTACATTTTCTCTTCTAGATTTAAAAATTAACATTTCAACAAAGTTTAATAATGATCTGTCAATTTTAAATATGCCACCATTAACTCCGTAGGTTAACTGTGCATCAATTTTTTCTTTTAGTGTTTTTCTTTGGATAGCAAATGTTTGCCTATAATTAGCAAACTCAAGTGCTTTATCTAAGTGTTCCTGCATAATATCTCCTATTTATTATAGTAGCATATTATTTATCGGTAGTTGTGTTGGGGTGAAAAATTTATTAGTTTACAATTGATCCAATTGTTACAGTAGGTGTTGATACTTCAAAGTTTCCAGAGGCTGTTGGTTCCAAAACGCCTGATGCTTTGACTGTTTGTACTGTGAGTGAAATAGTACCATCTACTGTATCCGGTCCTAGTGGTCCTGATTGTATAGGAGTTCCTGAATCTGAGTCTCCTCCAAGTGGAAAGTGATTGTCAAGCCAATATAGGACGAATCTTAATTTTCTTGAAGAGCCTGCACTGTTACTAGATACTGTGGGTGAATCATTTGTTTGTACTGTAATTTTAAATTCATTTAATGCGTAAGGACTTGATGCAGTAGAAGTACTCCATGCATCTGCTGTGCTTCTTGCTCTAAACCAATTTTGTCCATTAGATGGTGTTGTTCCTGTTCCAGGAGTATTGCCTCCAAATATTCTTGTACCAGCAGTACTTAATAAAGTTGTCCAACTTGTATTTTGTGCAGATGAACTTCCGCCTGTTCTTGTACTTGTAAATTGTATACTGCCGCCTGCGTTAAAAAAGTGTCTTGCTTGTTCACTAGTAGTCCATTCAACATCAACTTGGCATGATAATTGTGGCGACGGTGAACCTAAAGGTGCTGATGAACCCCATGCACTACTAAAATTTGTTGTTCCGTGATTTACTGTTACACGTTGTCCACTAACTGCTAATGCTAGTCTGTTTGTACTTATAGAATTTACTACACTTGCCCAATAACCTATAGGTGCAGCATCTGGTGGTGCACTATCAAACCTTACTGTTGCGCCAATTGTTTGTGCATCTACATCAGGTGGTAAACTATTAAATAAATGTTTGTAAGCGTTGATTATATCAAAACGTAGTGCTGCGTATTCGTTTACAGTAACTGAATTAGATTCATCAACTTGGTTGCTTAAAACAGGCTGTCCATATCCAAAATTACTAGTACCTGTACCTAAGATACTATCAATATCACTTTGGACACTGTTATAGTCAACTTTTCTGATTTTTTGGTTTACACCTGCCATTTTTTACCTCACAAGTATTTATAATAGCAGAGTTATGCTACACTAATTGCTGAAACAGTAGTACTGCTTGGACCAGTAACTGCAAAGATGCCTGATGGTGCTAATGTTCCTGCTGCTTGTATTTTGTTTACATCTATTGTTAATTTACCGTCTACTAAATCACCTGGAGGCGGTGATCCTGGATCTACATATGTATCTGCTAAATTTACTTGTATTACTACCTGCGTGGCTGTTCCTGCACTATTATTTGCAACATCACATTTTGCTTTGAGATTATATGTGTTTCCACTATACGGTGTGCTTGCTGCATTTGAAAAATATGTTTGAAATGAATTAGTTAATGTGTAATATCCAGTTGATGCTATTAAATCGCCTGCAAAATCTTGTGGGGCAATTGATGCTAACATAGTTGACCAAGCGCCTGCTTGCGCTGAAGTTCCATTAACATGACTTGTTTCTATTCTAATTGCTCCGCCACTATTAAAAAAGTGTCTACCGTCTTCTGCAGATGCAAAATCAATTGTAATAGTACAAGTTGCTGTGCTATTCCAAGTTGCTGTTGTTAGGTTAGTACCAATTGAAGTTTGGGTAAATTGTCCTGTAGCAACATCGAATCTATTGTTTCTTAATACGTCAGCAAAATAATCGTAGTTTTGATATGCACCACTTGCATCATCATTTATAGTATCTCCTGTGCTAACAGTAATTGCACTTGGACTATTACCTGTTTGATGAACGTAAGCATTTACAATATCAAATCTTACAGCATCCCATTGAGATTTTTGAATTATTGTTCCTGCTGTAATAGCAGAACTATAAACTGTTTGGCCATAGCCAAAAGTTGTAGCACCTGTACCTAGGACATCAGTAATTTTTTGTCTGATTGTGTTTATGTCACTGGCTTTAATGTTGGCCATTATAAAACTACCGCTTCAACTTTTTTGACGCCTACTTCAGTACTGCTTTCTAATGCTATTCCAAAAACGTCTGCACTACTTGCTGATGATTTAGCACAACCATTATCAGTTGCAACTAATCTGTCGCCTTTGTTTACTGCACCTATAACATTAACTTGTAATCTACCTTTTAATGCAACAAATTGTCCGCCTGCTAAATGTGCATTCATCATGTATGCTGGACTTGGAGATATAACACCTAATGCTCTATCACCTTCTTTAGCGGCTGTTACTTCTTGTGGACCGCCAACACTGACAACTGTTCCATCTTCATAATTTTTATCTGTTAAATATTTTTCTGCTAAGTCAGCGTATCTTGCTGAAGTTGCAGTTCCCTCAAATAATACAGCCTCTAAGTTACCTGCACTATCTCTTGCTGCTACTGTACTTGCTACTGGATCTGTATCAGCAACTCTATAAGTACCATCAACAGCAAGTTTATCTGCGTTGTCTGCTATACCTATAAATTGATTTGCTGTGATATCTCCATTTACATCTCTAACTGGAATAGTTGTAACTAATGGACTAGGTATTCCAATTGACGGAGCAATATTGTTAAGGTTGTTTGCATTAGAAGCAGTTCCTGTTACGTTACCACTTACGTTACCAACTAGTGTTCCTACAAGTTGTGCACCTGTATAACCAATTTCTTTAGTTGATGCATTAATCATTACCTGTGTGTCATTAGCAAGTACATTTCCTTTAACTGTACCTGTAACGTCACCTGTAACATTACCTGTTAAATTTGCTGTAATAGTTTGTGCATAGATGTCTTTCCATTTATACGTAGACTCACCTAAATCAAATGTTGCACTTGTACCTGGACGTAAAGATGATAAAGTTACTTGTACAGTTTTATAATCAACACCGCCATCTGTAACAACTAAGTCAATTGGGTTTCCTAACAAACTATTAATTCTAGGTTCGTCAGCACTGTTTACAAATATATGTAAATCTCTTTGATCACCAACTTTAAATCCTGGGTCATCATATAATACAGTGCTTGTAAATTCAACTGTACCTTTAGTAATATAATCGCTTGCTTGTAATCCACCAAGTCTTAATGCATTTGAAGATGTTCCCCAATACACATAATCACTTGCACTAATTCCATTCGTGTCTGTATTTGCAAGTGTTAATCCTTTTTTGATTGCTGTAAAGTCAACAATTGGATTTACTGAACTGTTTAATGTAAATGCTGTTTGTGATGCAATGGCAACAGTTTTTCCACCTGCTAAAACTTTAAGTATAGAATGGTTTGCATTACCGCTGTCTTTTACAACTTGTGCTACAACACCACTTGTACCTAAGTCTGGACTTGCTTCAGGACCTATTAAAATAAATGAACCGCCATCATAAGCATACATTTGTTTTGCTGATGTATCCCACCAAAAATCACCTATGCCTAATCCACCTGGTGCAGTTGCACTTATTTCAGCACCTGATGCTGATTTAAATTTTGTGCCATCGTAAAATTTTAATTTTTTGTTTCCGCTATCATACCAAACCTGTCCTTCAATTGCTTTAGGAGGAGCAGTAGTATTGGCAAAGTTTTCAAGTATGTGTAAGAAATTTTCGTTTTGTACTTCACCATATCCAGCATAATTTTTACCAACAAATCTTAAATCTGTGGTTGTATCAATAGTACCATCCGCTACAGATGTTAAAAAAGTTCCGTTAAATTTATCTACTTGATATGCCATGTATTTTTCCTAGTTTGTAACTATATTTATTCAATATCAACAACTCTCTGGGCTGCTGCTTCTCGTTGATTTTCAAGTTCCGTGTATTGTTCTTCAGTTAAAGTTGTAGCAATACCAAGGTGTTTTTGCCTAATATGACGTAATACCTTCCAGTCTGTTGAATTTAAAAATTCTCTCTCTTGACCATTAGATTCAATTGTGTTTTCACGTCTAATAACCTGTTCTGTTTTGAGTGTAACACTCTGCGTTGGAACATCAAAAATATGTGTTCCTGCTTCTAGTTGATCAGCCTTTTCATCAGTTATTTCAACAACAGTTACACCTGATGGTACTTCAGGTTCATAACTCATTAATGATGTTACTTCGCCGGCTTCTATACAGATATATTTCATATTAACCCCATACTCCTAAGTAATTAGCCGCAGGTTTGCTTCTTTGTTCTGTGTTTTGTACGTATACTCTTATTCTATTACTCAAATATGTGTAAGTACATCTTAAACTATCATTGCCATCTACACCACCTGCATAATGAATAGTTCTTATTGATGGAATAAATGCTATTAGGTTGCTCATAGATTTTCCTGACGGTGGATACACATCAAAGTAGTTAGATCCATTATTAAAACTACCTACTTGGTTAGTGTAACCTACTGCTGACGATGATCCTGAAACAATTGTATATCCAGAACTAGCATCAACATATTGTTTTGTAGCAGCATGCATTGAACTTGTAGGATCTGCTGACAGTGTTAACCTACCTGTCATTGTGCTGCCTGCTTTAGCAACTGCGTTTGGATCTGTTGCTGTTACTGTGATGTTGCCACTGTTATCAAATACAACACCGTTAATTGTTCTGCTACCGCTTAG